GTAGAATAGTCTTTCCTGTGATGACAGAGGATAAAAACCATCAGGCGTACAATACAATTTTTTTAGGCCTTCTTTTGTCGAGTTTATAGCGACTTCTGATGTAAGTTTTATAAAGTCCTCTGTGTAAACATTAGCGCCGTAGCTGAATACGGTTTTACTTCCTTCTACATAATTTTTATTAGATTCGCTGAAATCTGCATTTTCTTTGTACTTCCGTAGCCGCAATACCGACACATGAAGTTCGATTTTTTTACCATTGTCGATACCTGCAATGACTTTATAGTCGGTGTACTGATTGGTAATGGGTATACCCGGCCCTGATATAGGAACGATATATTCTGACCCATAAACTAAATCTGTGGAGGCAAAGGCCGTAAAGGGAAACATTATCAATAAAGGGAATAATATTCTCATTCTTATGTTCCTTGTGAAAGTCAGGATTCCGTCCGCAAAAAGCATACACCATAGCCCTGTATTCACTACAGGGCTTTTTTATGCATCAGGATTACAAAACACGCCTTACCGCGCTGAGCGACAAACTTACTGACGTGGTGCTGGAAGAGGCTGACCCCGAGAGCTGGGCCGGGGGTAACAAACGGATAGGCGAATTAACAAAACAGGAGCGTGGCGATCGGTACTGGGATAAGAAGAACGCGGCGGCATCGCTGACACTTCTGATTAAAGTTCATTCTCTTATCGGTATGCAGACGCGCGGCGGTACGCCTTCTGACAACCCCGGCCAGGATGATGAAGCCTTTGCGCTGGGCCAGCAGGTTTCTAAGGCTGAACGGGAAGCGGCCGCTATTATCGAGCGTCTGCAGAAAGGCAAAAAATGATTTCGTTCCTCGCCTTTTTTTTACTGTGGGCGGAGCGGATGAACTGGGACGTTCCGGACTGCCACTATCAGGCCTGCCACTGGCTGGAGCATCGCGGAAACCTCGCGGTGCTTCGCTGTTTCCGTGGTTTCGGTAAATCAACGGTCCTTGCGGTGTATAATGCCTGGCGGTACTACTGCGACCGCCAGTACCGTATTTTGCACCAGTCTGAATCTGATCCAACTGCATACAAAACCAGCCGCGATACACAGAACGTTTTGCGCAATCACCCACTGACTAAAGGCATGTTGCCTGACGGACTCGGTACCGTCGAGCAGTGGTGGGTAAATGGCGCACTGGATATGCGTAACGGCAGCATGTACGCCAAAGGCATTCTGTCTAACGTTACTTCTGCACGTGCCAACGAGTGCCAGAATGATGATGTGGAAGTTCCCCGCAATATCCAGACGCCGGAAGCGCGTGAAAAGCTGCGGTACCGCCTGAGCGAGCAGACCCACATCCTGATCCCCGGTGGACGAAAGCTGTACATCGGCACTCCTCACACGCACGACAGCCTTTATGATGAGGTCGAATCTATGGGCGCTGACTGTCTGACTATTAAGTTGTTTGATAAAGAAAAGCGCATCGAGACGAAAGACGCCACACAGCTGCGCTACGTCATTCCGTTCCGGCCGGAATACGTTTTTACGGGCATTCATAAAGCGGCGCGATTGCTGGTCGAGGATGTTGACTATAAGCTGACCAAAGACGGCGTGGAGTTCGCTGTAGTGCCAGATACGGTTATAGATTTCTACTCAGATTGCGCCTGGCCAGAGCGTTTCACCCGCGAAGAAATGGAGAACCGCCGAAAAGAAACTCGCACAATTAACGAGTGGGACAGCCAGTACCAGTTGCACAGTAAGCCCGTTGGTGACGTTCGTCTCGATCCTGAGCGTATCCGCGAGTACAACATCCATCCGGAAATACGCTACGCCAACCGCACTGCGTCAATGTGGCTAGGCAGCACACAAATTGTCGGTGCTGTGGCGTGGTGGGATGTGGCTACAGGCAAGGTGAAAGCGGACGCCTCGGCGTTTTCACTGATACTGACTGACGCGCGCGGCCATTTGTATTGGCATGTTTGCAAGGAGTTGACTGGCGAACTGGCAGAGTTTGACGATAACGACAAGATCACTGGCGGGCAGGTGTCGCAAATCAAAGAGCTGGTTATCAGATACCAGATCCCCGTTGTCTGTGTCGAGGTAAACGGACCCGGCAGCTTTGCGGGAAAATTGCTGCGGCAGGCGTTAAAAGGAACCGGCTGTGGCGTTCGGGAAGAGTTCAGCGTTACCAACAAACAGAAGCGCATACTTGACGCGTTCGAAGCGCCGTTGTCCTCTCGGTTCCTGTGGGCACATAGCTACGTGCTGGACGGTCCGATGTACGACCAGATGCGTGACTTCAACCCAGCGCTGACCAACCAGCCGGACGACTTCATTGATTCAGGGGCGGGCGCTGTCAGTGCAACGCCAGTACGAATAGGTAAAGTGGTCGGGATCCCGACCGGACAATCGCGCGAACATTGGCAGTTAAGTGACGGAGACCATGAGGTTGAAGTCGATTACTAACCCTGCCAGAGGTTACATGCCATGTCGGTACCGAATCAGACCCCCTATAATATTTATAACGCCAACGGTCTGACGACCGTTTTTCCCTTCGAGTTCTACATCATCAGTGCCAGCGATATTCAGGTGACTGTCAACGGCAAGATTGCCCTGAGTGGCTTCAGCGTTTCCGGCGTGGGTAATACAAAGGGTGGAGATATTATTTTCAACACTCCTCCGGTGAAAGGATCAGTAATAATGCTGGAGCGCGTCGTACCAACCAGTCGCCTGACGGATTACCAGGATAACGGTGATTTACTTGCTGATACGGTGAATAAAGATTTTGATCGTCTTTGGATGGCAATGCAACGTGCATATACCTATCTTGGACTGGCTTTACAGCGACCTCTCCTTGGTGGGCCCTTTGACGCGGAAGGTTTTCGGATTGCAAATGGTGGTGATCCGATAAACCCGCAGGATTTTACAACAAAAACATATATCGAAAATGTTGCGCTTGCTCGAGTGCTGCGGGTACCAGAAAAGTATATCAATGTGTTACCTTCCACAGCAGTACGTGCGGGGAAGCTCCTGGCCTTTAACGATCTGGGGAATCCTGTTTCCGTATTGCCTGCTACGGGTTCAGCAGAAGATATCATGCTCGAACTTGGTTCATCACACGGTGGTGAATATATCGGGATCGGAGATACAACAGTAGGCGAGATTCTGAGGCAAAAAGTTTACATCATTGTGATCACTGGTCAGTCAAATGCGGCGGGGGCAAACAGCGGTGGTCCAAATCCTGGAAACCCGAAAGTAAAAGTATGGAATCCACGTAATAGTTCGTGGGGGTCCAGTGATTTCACTCAAAACCCTTTTGCATATTCCAGCCCTGATGGTAACAAAGGCAACAACAATATCGCTCTGGCGTTTGCACATCGCCTGGTTGATGAGCATAAAGCCGATAAGGTTTACATCATCTACGATGCCGCTGGCGGTCGTCCGATTGAAGACTGGACTGCAGAAGGTGTTGATTCAGTCCGCTATGCTGCGATTAAAAGTAAAGTTGAAGCAGCGTTCATGTCACCTGAAATTATAGCCACAGGAAAAACTGATATTGATTTTCTGGTATTTGCACAGGGTGAAGAAAATGCCCTGACGGATACCGTTACGGATTATCGAACAAAACTTGCGACACTGGATAAACAATTTCGTGCAGAAAGCTGGATGTCTGATACCACACCGATGTTTATCATGGGTATGAGCGGATTACACATGCGCTACCAGATCTGGCAGGCGCAGGTTGACTACTGCGAAAATTACAATCGCAACTGCATCTATGTTAATTCAGCAGGATTGTTAACGCAGTATGAGGTTGACCAGACAGGGGATTATACGCACTGGCTGGGTAAATCGCTTTGGGAACATGGTTATTACCGCATCTGGCAGGCCTTACATGAGCGCGGTGTAACACACAGGCTGACGCTTCCTGCATTTTATTCGCGAGGTATTGGTGCCTGGAATGGTAATAATATTGCCATTGCAGGATTTAGTTCGCTGGTTAGCGCGGGTTCGACGACCAGTGATTTTCCAAAGAACGGGCCAGCGGCTTCGCATTCAATTCATTGGGGTTATCAATGTACAGCTGCAAATTATTCCCTTGCTGGCGGCTATCAGATCACAATGCAAACTGGCGCAAATTATTCTGTTTCCTGGGGACGCCTGAACACGTTCAGTGCAGTCGCGCAGTACTCATCTGCATTTGGATATGGCAACACGATTAATGCGCCTTATGCCTTTGCTGCTGGGCGGGGACATACTATAGCG